ATCCCTACAATTACGGTGTTACCGCTACCCTGAAACCTTGGAAAAGTTTCAGTGTACCCGGGAGAGACTCACCCACCTCTCAGCAAACAACACCCGAAGGGGAAATGGACGAAACATTTTTGAATGGTTTCTGTCGATAACCTTAATCAGGCGTGACTTACACGTTTGGTATCTTGTTTATCTTCACCCAACACATCGTCCTTAGTGATTTACTAAGGGTGGCGATTGAGGAAAGATAAATAAGATTAAAGGGTCGGCCTCAAATACACAGCGTCCTCGGATATCCGAGGGTGGCGCTTGAAAATGAGTAAACCAACAGAAACTACAACTCTGTTAGTCTAAAGTACCTAACCAGCCCAAACTCTTTTGAAAACATATGAAACGTAAACAATTTATAAAACAAAAACAAGTTAAAAATAAAAAAGTTAACCTGAATAAGTTTAAAACTGTTCATTTTCAATGATTTCAAAAGGTAAGTCATTGAATCTCTAATTTTTATCTTAAAGATTCAAGTGTTTGAAGAGACGCGGAACCTATTCTGCTCACTCTAGACAGGATTCTTTACCGCAACGGCGAGATGGCGTATATTAAATATACAAAATCTTTACGTTTAGCTTTTTATGGCTATTTAAGTGGTAATGAATCTTCGAAAGAAGGAGTTAGGTGTACCAAGGATGGATTACCTGTAGTTCTAGGTGATCTGATAAGTAGAATACGTAGGTCCGACTCGCTAGAAGAAATTCTCCGAGTTGTGAGTACAATTCTTACTTTATCAAGATCACTGAAACCGGTAACTTACCCTGATATTAGTACCATCACACGACCTGGGAAATACCAGGAGCCTTCACTGTTGGGAAAGTATAAAGGTAAGTTCTGAAAGAATTTACGGTTTATACCCTTCCGTAAGGAAGTTCCAAAGTCTCTTCTCTTCACTAAATACCATATGAGCTCAAAGTCAGGACCTAACGGTCATGCGCTTTGATCCAGTCTAATAGATTTAGAAACTTTACCTGATTCTTTGGTAGAGTCTATAAGTATATTAGGTGGTATGGATTTAAGAGAAAAGATAACAACTCTAAGGGAAGGTATAAAACTAAAACTTATACCTAAGCCTCTAGTGTTAAGTGGTAGCTTACCCCCTAATCGCAGAAAACGTCTCAGGAAACTGAGCTATTTCCCAGATAAGGAAGGTAAGATGAGGATCATAGGGATACTGGATTATTTCAGCCAGACATCTTTACGAAACCTTCATAACTATTTATTTAACATTTTGAAGCGGATACCTCAGGATTGTACATTTCAACAGGGATCATTCATCGACAAAGTAAAAGATTGAGACTATTTCTATTCGCTTGACCTTTCGGCGGCTACAGATAGATTCCCAATCTCTTTCATTGGCGATGTCTTACAAGGGCATTTACCTTTAGAATATACTCGTGCTTGGCACGACATAATGGTTTTGCATCCATTTGAGTTTATCGATCCAGTATCAAAAGAGATTTTATCTCTTCGATATGAAGTCGGTAACCCAATGGGAGCTTATTCATCATGAGCTTCATTTGCAGTAGCACATCACTATGTGATGTTCTATTGTTGTATGGAGTTGGATATTCGATGGGTAGACGCTAAATATGTTATCCTTGGGGACGATGTCCTTATTGGAGACCATAACTTAGCGGACCTTTATAAGAAAGTGATGGAG